GTCAAAGATGACTTAGATTTCTTGCTAGTAAAAGAAAAAATAGAAGAGAAACTAAAAAACTCGGGAAACTTTTTCTCTGGAGCTTCTGTCCAAATAGATTTAGGTGATAGGAAGATGGGGGAAGATGAATTAGGTGAGCTAAGAGAGATAATCTCTTCTTTTGGTCTAACCTTAGGTAAAGTAGTTGACCCTAAAGAAAGAAGAGAAGAGAAGAAAGAAGATATTAATACTACGTCAGAATCAGAGATTCATGACTGTCCACATGATGAACTGATAGACCTATTCTCTAAAAAATTGCCAACACTTTCTCAGCCTAGAAAAAGTCTATGGTTAAAAGGGAAAAATGCCCCAGCATTGAAAGCGCGTTGGAGATGGGTAATGACTGAGTGCTACGAGCGCGGTGAGCGAAGAGGGTTACGGATGGCGACAACAAAATCTGAGGGTTTAGCATGGTTTGAAAGGTTCTTTGGATATGTTGCTGATTCTGATTTTTTGATGGGCAGAACACCTAAGCCTTTTAACTGCGATTTTGGATGGCTTGTAAACGCTGCAAACTTTGAAAAAGTAGTCCAAGGAAACTATGAAAACAAGGAAAAATCAGCATGAATGAAACATACACATTGGACGCAATGGCATCAATTGAATCTGAAAACTCATTGATTGGTGCTTTGTTGCTTGACAACGGAGCTTATGACCGAATCGGAGAATTCAAGCCTGATTATTTTTTCAGCGCTGTGAACCGAGATATTTTCACAGAGATTGAAAAACAAGTTGCGAAAAAGCAGGAGTTTGATGTTTTCACAATCCATAGCGGATTGAACGGTGAGATTGACCTAGCAGCATTGAGCGATTTGGCGCAATACGTGCCAAGTGCATCAAACATTCACCGCTATGCAGCAGCTATCAAAGAGCGATACAAAAGCCGTTTATTGATGGCTGTAAGCAATGAAATTAACACATTGGCACTTGACCACACGCAGAGCATAAATGACCGCGTAGAAAGCGCACAAAGCCAGCTTGCAAAGCTAACTGAAGACGCTCCACGGGATGAATGGGTAAGTGCATACGACGGCATGATACAGCATACGCAATTGCTTGAAGCGCGTGAGGCTGGAACGATTACATCAAAACAAACAGGGTTAATTGACCTTGACGAGTACTTAGAAGGTGGACTAAACGCTGGTGAGCTTATCATCATTGGAGCGCGTCCGAGCATGGGGAAAACGGCGCTTGGAATGACTATAGGAATGAATATGGCATCAACATATTCAGTAGCAATGTTGAGTATGGAAATGAGTCATAGCGAAGTCAGAGATAGGCAAACCGCGATGCTTGGTCGTGTAAGCATGTCATTGGTAAAAAGACCTAAGCGCGGATTGCAATGGGATAGAGTTATTGACGGAGTAGAAAAAGCAAAGCAGCTTAATTTTTATGTTTCAGACCAAGGCGGGTTAAACATCAATCAAGTGCGCATCAAGGCGCGAAACGTAAAGCGCTTGCACGGATTGGATGTGTTGATTGTTGACTACATCGGGTTAATGTCAGGGCTTGATTCAAAAGCAAACCGAAATACACAAATAGAAGAGATTAGCCGAGGGCTTAAAGCGCTGGCAAAAGAATTAAGCATAACTGTTCTTTGTTTGGCGCAGCTTAATCGGAAAGGTGAAGAGCGACCAGAGCAAATGCCGCAATTATCAGACCTGCGTGATTCTGGAGCGATTGAACAGGATGCAGATGTGATTATTTTTATCAAGCGACCAATCATGGCTAATCCTGAAATAGGTGAAGATTTTAAGTATTATGCAAAAGCTAGTGTGGCTAAAAACCGTCAAGGTCGTTGCGGATTTTTGAATCTTTCATACATAGGTGAAAACACAAGATTTGATAACTGGACTGGTGAAGTTCCGCAAAAAAATAACTATAGCAAGAGAGGTGATTTGTGACTACAAACAATTGGAATCTTATTAGAGACTTTTACAAAATGGTTTCGCATAAAATCATGGATGAAAAGTCAAATGAATGGGCGCTTGACCCTTACTTTTGGGACACTGGTTTAATACGAATGACACCAATTGAATCATGGCTATGGCATGACTTACGCGCTGTAGATGCAGTAGTTTATCCGCAGTATCCGATAGATGGGGTTTTTGTAGATTTTGCCAATCCAAAAGCCAATGTAGTTATTGAGTGCGATGGCTACGCATACCACACGGATAAAGAAAAAGATGAAAACAGAGATAAAAAATTACGTGATGCTGGCTGGCATGTTTACAGGATAAATGGGAAAGATTGTAGAGACGGCGCAGGTAGCGATGATGATTCAAAAAGTGAAGCGAGGAAATTTGTTGAAAAAATTGTTTCGATGCACGACATAAAGCGTAATTGAATGACACCTGAACTACAATCCAAGATAGACGACATCAACAAATATGCGAGACTATTCAACAAACAGAACTGGGTGAACATGATAGTCAAACAATACAAAACAGACCCCAAAGAAGCACGTTCCGAGTGCAAGAGATGGATGGATTCATATCCGCAAATTTTGAGTGATTTGGGCGTATTGGTAAAAGCTGAATTGGATAAAACAAATGACTGAATCCTACAAAACCACAATATACGAGCCAGTACAAGCCCACAAAGCCTTGCTAGATGCTTGGAATTGGGTAAAGCCTATGGTCATAGCTGGACACCGCTTAAACGTGGTAATCAAGCCTGAAAGCAAAACCCGTGAGCAAGAGGAAAAGTATCACGCCATGATAGGCGAAGTAGCAGAACAAGCGCAGCATTTAGGCTCTACGTGGCAAGCTGAAGATTGGAAGCGATTATTGCTTGACAAGTTTGCACGGGAAACAGGACGAACACATGGGAAAGTCATTCCAAACTTAGACAAAACGGGCGTGGTGGAAGTGGGTATTTTGTCGCGCAAATTCAACAAAGTAGACGGCGCTGAATTTATTGAATGGATAACAGCATGGGGGGTTGAGAACGGAATCGTATTTAAGGAAGACCGATGGAATCAGGAATTTACAAAATAATCCAAGTCGGAAGTGAGACTAAGTACGTAGGAAGTGCGGTAAATGTCGCTTCACGTTGGCGTGTTCATCTTCATCAGTTGAGGCATGGTAAGCATCATAGTCGTAGGCTGCAAGCAGCGTGGAACAAGTACGGAGAAGATAGTTTCTTTTTCCAGGTTATCGAGATTGTCGCAATTAAATCGCTAATCGAAAGGGAGCAATATTGGATAGATCGCCTCGGAGCATACGGTGCAAGTGGTTTCAACTGCAATCCTAAAGCTGGAAGTTCTTTAGGGCGTAAGTTTTCTGATGAGACAAAAGCGCGTATGTCAGAAGATAGAAAAGGAAAAACACACTCAGAAGAATCAAAGGCGCTTATGTCATTGCATCGCAAAGGGCGGACTCTGACGGAAGAACACCGCAGAAAGATTGGCGAGTCGCAAAAAGGACGAATTCAACCAGAAAGCGTGAGGAAAGCTGTCGCAAAAGCCAACGCAGAGCGGGTTCATTCTCCCGAAACCAGAGCGAAGCTGTCAGAGGCAGCAAAACGTAGAAAACAAAAAGCTCTCTACGCATGGGGGATTGAAAACGGCGTTACTTACAAAGATGGCGCTACAGAGCGCGATGAAAGGTTGGCTGCATGAGTTTCGAAACCGTAACCATAGGCAATGCAACTCTGATTCGTGGTGATTGCATGGAAGTGCTGCCAACGCTTGGAAAGTTTGATGCGGTGATTACTGACCCGCCTTATGGGATTGGCGCGGATAAGGCGGCGGCCAAAAAACAAGGCAAATGGGGCTGGAAGTTCCACGGACACACGGAATGGGATGCCGAACGTCCGCCGCGCGAGATTTTCGACCTGATGGGCGAGCAAGTCCGCAGGGGGGGGTATTCATCGTGTGGGGCGGTAACTACTTCACCGACTACCTTCCGCCGACGATGCAATGGCTGGTTTGGGACAAGGGGCAGCGCGAGTTTTCTCTAGCCGACTGCGAGTTTGCGTGGAGCAGCCAGAAGCGAGCCGCGCGCATCTTTTCATACTCGCGCGCAACTGCATTGCGGGACGGAAAAGAGCACCCCACCCAAAAGCCCCTCGCCCTGATGAAGTGGTGCATCGAGCAAGCCGGCAACCCACAAACCATCCTAGACCCATTCATGGGCAGTGGAACAACAGGCGTTGCAGCTATCCAGCTAGGTCGCACATTCACAGGCATTGAGCGCGAACCCAAGTATTTTGATATAGCTTGCAAGCGCATTGAACAGGCCTATGCACAAGGTCAACTATTCGAGCCAATTCAACCTAAGCAAGAGCAATTAACCATAGGAGAGTAACATGACACAGCAACAACTTCTAATCAAACGCCTTAAAAAAGGCTGGCTAGATAGCCTACAGGCCGTCCAGGAGTGATGATGGCTGA